CCCCACCTCCCTCGCCTTGAGCCCGTTAAGGTCGAGGCCCCCGTGGAACTGTATTCTTAGGTTGACTCTTATGAGAAAACTTAGGAAACGGGTTCTTCAGGGGTCGAGTCTTCCCAGAGACAGCCGCCCATTCAAGGCGAATGTTCTTAGGAAACTCGAACGCTGGTCCCTCAGGCTTCCATGGGGTACCAATCCCATAGGCTTTGAGGGCCTCGCGCGCGACCTTAACGAGAGTTCGAGCGAACCGGGACCAACCCCTGATCTCCCGTTTTCTCTTGTCAAGCCGCCAAGTCCGTCCACCCAGAGGAGACTCTAGGTAGTCGGAAAGGGCGGTTGGGTCAAGAGACTCTCCACTTCTGAGGGCGCGGAAACCCTCGAGGGTGAAGCGCTCAAGGACTTGAGAGAATCTCACAGCCACTTGGGCGACGGGTAGATCATTTAGGACGGTTAGGCGAGTAAGAGGTGCACCTCTAAAGCGGTCGAAGGCCCTGAACCACTCTTTTGTAAGGAGTGGAGCGAGGCCGACGTCTTGCTTTAGGAGAGAATCTAGCACGATCCGACGACAGGACTCGTTGATAATCACCAGGTTATGTGCCTGGAGAAAATCAGCCGAGGAATCATCCAGTGGGTGGTTAAGGCGAAGGACGTAAGTCCCCGCCTCCATACTTCCCTGGAGGAATTCTGTCGTCAGGAGTGCCTCTGCTGCGAATTGTCTCATCCGTCTACTCTGACGGTAGGACTTTCCGACAGCGAGAGAAAGATTCTCAATGGCCACAGGGATTCCAGACTTAGGCTCAAGAGACTTTCGGCGTTCTCCAGTCAGGACCGCAACGAGAAGCGATGCTTCACCGATGTGATCCAGGACAGAGGACACGGGGAAAGGAGAAACCTCCTCTCCACGGAACAGATATCTCTTAGCGAACTCACAAATCTGAGAAGAAGTGTAAGTTTTAGCTAGGGATACCTGAACTCCGATAAGGTCAAGTTTAGTCCGGTAGCATGCAGCGAGGTTGGAGTCACCGATCAGGACATCATCACCAAGGATGACGTACTTAGCAGTTTCCCACGAAATCTTTAGCTCGCGGCAACACCAGTACATAATGAAATGGTGGGCCACTGTGAAAGAGGACCAGGAAGACTGAGCCCCCATAGGGTTTCCAACCGCATAGCTAACGGAGTTACGCGGAGAAACACTAAAAGGGTAGTCGACCATGATCCTCTTCCATGCTGCAGAATACTCTACGCCACATTGCCATGCAAGGATATCAGCAATCAGATCAATCGGAAATCGATCAGTTGCCGCAGTCAGGTCCACGGAGTGAAGAATAACATTTTCACCCCAGGACAGAACCTTCTCCTTGAATGCCCCCTGTGCGAATGTCATATCTTGGTTGATGCCGCGGAGGATCTGGAACAGGAAGGAATGAAGACCGCGGAGCGCCTCCTGAGACCAATAGTCCAGGATGGCGATCGCACGCGTCTTACCTTCCTTATCTGGGATCCCCACTACCTTTCTGATACACTTCGATTTAGGTTCAAAGAACTTAGACGAAGGCTCAGAGAGAGTAGGTGCCTCAGCCAGGAGACGCCCCATGAAATCATGGAGGGTCTTACCCCCTACAGTCCCAATGTCCCTAATGAGATCTGGGTAAACCGAGATCCCAAGAAGGTCACTGAAGGCTGTGGTGAGGGCAGGACCGTTAGGACCTGCCTTCTGGGTAAAATGACAACTCGACCAATCACTCGGCTTCACGCCCTTCCTGCGCTTAGTGATTTTCTTCCAAAAAGGTTGAATATACTGAGCGTAAGACTGAGGTTGAAGAACCACGGTTGCCGGAGAAGTAATGGGCGAGAGGTCTACCTTTACAGGTAGCCTAAAGGCGCGCAGAGCCGTAAGAGCTGTGAGGACAATCCGGATAACCGGAGGCCTCTTTTCCAGCAGAACAGCAGCAGCGCGCCTCCCCATATACCTCCCAAGCTTCGTTCGGAACTTCTTCTCCTCAGGAGAGCCTGGCTCAGATTCTAGGTACTTAAGGTATTGGTGCCGGCGGCGTCGCATCCATGCGATGCCCCCGGGCACCCCTTGGTATTCAAGAATCTTGG